CAGAACTGCGCCAGCGCCGTAATCGGAGAACCGCACAACGGCCTGATGCTCATGCAGCACGACATTGTTGTACATGCCGAGCCCGCCCTGGAAGATCGGTGACTTGCGTCCCTCTGCGGTTACCGCGGCTTTCTGGATGTCCAGCCACTGCCCGGTCGTGGCGCTGGTCCGAAGATCGTAAACCTGCCAGGGATTCATCAGCAGGACGAAATGTTTCTCGCCGTTGATAAGGATCGGCTGGATTTTGGGAACTCCCTGAACGCCGCCGCCCATCATCGACGCCGCGGCTACGGCCATGTCGATGTACTTCAGACTCATGACGTCGCCGGCTACCATGGACGCCTTGGTGTTCGCGGCATTGGTGTAGATGATGTGGTTGGTATCGGGCGCCGCAAGGGCATTGCCCGCAAATCCGGTGTAGCTTGTGGGGAAAATGTAATCCGCATTCACTCCGCGAGCGCCGGACAAATAGATCATGAACAGCTCGTCGAAGACACGCGCCCACCATTCGCCCTGGCGTTTCCGTCCAATGTCGCGCAGGTTATGAAGGGTCCGTTTCCGGGTCATCTTGCCACCCGTGTTGACACCACCCCTCATCTGATCGATCAGGCATGAGTCGGTGTAAAACTTCAGATCTTCCTCTTTGCCTTCGAGGGGAGTATCGCCCTCGACCGGCTGCATTTTGAGCTGCATGGAAAGATCGAAGGAAATGGAGTCTCCCGCCTCGCTTTCCAACTCCTTGAGCAGGTGGATAGGCATAGACGAATCTACGCCGCCCATGAATTTACGAGAGAAATAGCTGTCCCTTGCCACGTCCACGGCAAGAAATGCCGACTGTTTCTTGATAGCCTTGGCGTCATTAACGCCAATAATAGTCTGTCCCATAACGTAATCTCCTTATGTGTGTGATGTTAAAAAGTTTTTCGTCTTTCCCTCATCACTTCCTGGAAACAGGCCGGCTATGTTTGAACCGGGACGTGGGTACTTATTTCATTTAGCCTCTACGGCCATATTCTCTGCGCTCCGCCTCGCTCAACTTGGCAATGGCCTTTTCAAATGCCTCGCCGTCGAGCCTATCCAGCACGTCAAACTTGTCTCCGAATTCAGTGCTGTCGTCTTTCGGTATGTCCCTGATAGACTTGCCGTCCTTCCCTCTTTCGGCCTCTTTCTTCTTGGCCGCCGCCAGGGCTGCTTTGCCGTCGTCATCTTTCGTCGGTTCTCCCTTCTTCCCGATGCCCAGCGATTCCTCGACGGTCTCCTTGGCTTTCTTCAGCAGAGCCGCGTCGGTCAGCTTCTTGCCTTCCTCGGACGCCAGCAAGCCGTTGACCACATGGACAAAAGCAGCGTTCAGGACAGCGTTCGTGCCGAAATTCTCATTCGCGGCGAAGAAGTCCTTCTGGGCTTGCTTCCAGGTGTTCTCGACGGTCTGGATGGCTACCTGTTTATTGATGTCCTCATAGGTTTCTGCCGTCCACTTCTCGCGGGTCAGGGTATCGCGCCTGGCGTTGTAGTCTTTGAGGGTGATGTCGCCTTCCTCGAACTGGTCATCGAGGGCTTTCAGAGCTTCATCGATCTGTTCCGGGGTCTTCCCCGTGGCTTTCAACTGGAAGGGCGGGATCGCGGTCGGAATTGCGGCGGGGATAGCTGTTTCCTTTTCCCCTTCCGGGCCTTTGGCCTTGGCATCCTCTTCCGCCTGGGCCTCTTGCTCAGCCTTCAGCCGGGCCGCCTCTTCGTCAGCGGCCTTGACGTCTTCTTCCGCTTTCAGCCGTGCCTCTTCCTCTTCCTTGGTCTCATCATCCCCGGCGCCGTCATTGTCCTTATTGGCGTCGTCATCCTTTCCACTGTCCTCATCGTCCTCCAGGGCTGCGCGTTCCTCCTCGCTCAACAGATCCAGCACTTCTTCCGATATCGTCCCCATGTTCTCCCTCTCCTTTTCGTTGTGGTGCTCAGGGCATAAAAAAAACGCACCGGTGGGGGTGTGGCCCCACACGGCACGTTTCTTTGTATCTTGCGTTCCCCTTGGATGATCAGTCCGCCGGGAAACCCTGATTGTCAGTGATGCTGCTTATTTCTTCTGGTTGTTGCTCTTTATCCCTCGCTCTGTGAAACCGTTCTGCTTCTTGTCGTGCTTCACCGCTTTGCTGTCGCCGCCTACTCCATCGCCCTGGGCTGCCGATACCTCCATCATCTTCCGCCCATGTTCGGCGCTCTCGATGGTGTTCAACGTCTGCGCCTTTTCAATCCGGAGCTTCTCCCGGTCGTAATCAACGCCTGCCGCGCTCACCTGAGCATTGACGAGTTCCGTCTTGATCTTGGCGGCTACCAGCTGGGCTTCCTGTTCCAGTTTCTTCACCTTGGCCTGTTCTCCGGCCAGCTGTGTCTGAAGGATCTGATTCTGAGTGTCCGCTGCCTGTTGGGCTGCGGCTGCCTGGGCCTGCTCTGCCGGGTCGATCTCCGGCGGGGCGTTCGGATCTTCTTTGGCATCCGGATCTTTCTGACCGTTTACCTGCCTGATACGTTCCACAAACTTCTCTTTGCCGGGCAGGTCTGACAGGTCAAACACCAAATCCAGCAACTGAATAGCCAACTCCGGGGGCAGCTTGGTACACATTTCGCTCATGGTCTCGAACATGGCCTTGCGGAGCGTGGCGCTGTAATCCTGATCGGAAACGATAAAATCAGCCTGGGTGGCTGTGATGTCGTTGAGTTTACCGGCTACGGGATCGGGAGCGTTTACCTGGATATATTCGGCCTGATTGCCGTTGCCGACAATGCGGAATGTCTTAGCATCAGTCCAAAACTGCTCTATCAATGACAACTGAATCTCGCCGGACAGCTGAAATGCCAACCGGTAGTTATCGAACAACTCCTCAGTGACGACGTGCCCTTGTTCCTGACGGTTACTGACGGCGATACCTGAGACGGCGTTAGTTGATCTTCCCATCAGCTCATCGGTGATACCGGAAGTATTTTGGATGTACTTTTCATCCTGTTGCATCAGGGCAATGTGCTCCTGAGCGACGCCTCGATCGTTCTCCGTGATGATCGCGTTGATCTTGTCCCGCTTCATCAGCGTGATGCCATCGGGTCTCTGCCGTGAATCATACAGCTCGTTCAATGTCCCCTCGTAAGCATCCTCTTCCACGATTGTCTTGTTGCTGTTGAGAATATAGAGGGCCTTGGAACGTCTCTTGTTTAGGTCCCGTTGCGGATCTCGCAAGTTGCGGACCATGCCGTAGGGTGAATTGTCCTTCTTTCGGCGATAGCCCCAGATCGGCACCAATGGAAACCTGTTGTGGCGGAACGGGGAAACACCCTCATACAGGACATAGGACCCACAGACGATCATCTGCCGGACCTCCATCTTGATCGTGTCTACCGGCTCGCCCAGCCCGGCATTGACAACCTTGACGTGGTCCTCGTCGGCTGGATCGTAATCAACGCCGTTGAGCGTGCCCAACCCATTGCCGCGCAGCACCTTCTTGGGTGCCGGGACCCGATACCAGGCCTCTACCAAAAACACCCGGCTGCGCTTGGAGGCGCTTGTCTCTCCGGCGTAGGAATAAAACCCGCTCCGCAATGCGTCATCGGTGGTATCGGTGCTATCCTCGGAGTTCTCCAGATCAAAGGACGGATCGTCGAATAACGTCCCTGCATCCTCATTGGCTGCTGCATGGATCACGTCCGCCCGGTCAGGGAAATAGGCGATAGCTGCATCCTCATCCACCCACTTGCCACGAAATACATACCTGGCGTCGCTGTAATCGTACCGAACAGACAGGGAGTCATGCCAGACATTCCGCCAATCCTCGGCTCCTACGCGAATAGGCTCATCCGTGGGATCTCCGGAAACGTCGTGGTCCATCCATCCCAGCCCTGAAATAACGGCGTCATAGAAGGCACGGGAACGCTCGAAACCCGTCCGGTTGACATCAGACAGGTACTTGATTCCCTTAGTTTTAATTTCTGCACTCGCGGCGTCCTCTTCGCCTCTCGGCAATACGCGATAGTCAATCCTGATCTTCTTCTCGGTTCCGAGCACCCAATCGACGGTAGGCTTAACCTGGTTGAATACCAGGGCCTCCTGTAGGCGGGAATTCAGAACGTCAATCTCTTCTTGCGTCCACTGGCCGGGGCCGTCGTAAATCTCATGGTCTCTCATCCGCTCAATACGGTCGGCCTGTTGTTTGATGCGCTCCTGCATCCACCAGTCGTAAACGCGATAGAAACGCTTGCGAACGTCCTTCTTATCCAGAGGATGCTCACCTTTGGGCGGTTTCGGCAGGCCCAGCTCATCAAGCAGGTCTTCCGTCTGGAATTCCTGCGGCGTGTGCTGTTCGACCACCCTAATGTTTTCGATACCTGCCATTGGCTGCCCTTTTTAGTGGATGATGAAATTCATATCGCCCGGCATGATGATGCGTTTCGGTTCTGCCGGCGCCATTTTAACCAAGTCATCAATGCCTTCCATGATCACCTGTGATATGTGGGACATGAGCTGGGTAAACTGTTTCTTGCCTTTGGGGATCTGGATGTCGAACAACTGGCATAGCTGCATGACGCGATTGGCAAGGAAGGACTCGAACTGCTCGTTGTGGTCCTCACTGTATTTCCAAACGGTATTGAGCGGGACCACGAACCGTTTACGGTTGTCCCTGATGATGGGTTTCAGTATCAGGATTGGCTTGCCCTCGCTGTCGTGCTTGAATTCCCTGCCGATTATTGCCATCGCTACACCGCCATTGCGTTTCTGGGTAAAGAGCGGGCCAGCTTGGCCCACGAGTTGTTTCCCTTGTCTGATGGTTTCGTCATGTTCATATCCGGGTCGCAAATGCGGGCCAGGCAGTCGAGCATGTCGTCATGCACAGACACGGGAAACGCCCGGTACTCGTCTTGAAGGAAGGACTGAACCAGATCCACAGAGCGCCCGTCATATGTCTTTTTCCATAACACCTTGGGAATGTAGACCCTGCCCGCCTCAAAGAGAGGAATCAACTTCCGGATTCGGTCATTCTTAGG